ACACATTTGGGTTCAAGTGTTTGGATCGGATGTTGGATGCTGGCATGACTCCTGCACAAATATATCAGCAAGGTTCTGCAGTGCTGGTTGAGATGGGTACGATGATACCCACTGAAGATGAAGTGGAAGACACTGCAAATTTTTAGTCAGTCGGTGGGGTGCGTTTGATTTGATGGTCATGCGCATAGCCCAAAGATGGAATCAAGATCCAGATTGGTTCTATAACTTGGAACCATCGACACAAGTAAAAGTATTGGCAGAACATAGATTGCATTGTGAGACTCCAGAAGAAAAGAAGGATAGACAACACGCCATAAAAATGGCTAAAATGGAAGCAATGATCAAGAAAAGGGTTCAGCCGTGAAGAAATACACATCAGGAAATGCAACAGTGACCATTCAAGAAGACATGCAAGATATGTTCATGGGATTCTTGAAGACTGTTGCCCCTGGTGCTGAAGCCATCATGGATGCAGAACTGAAGCGCATTGAAAACGAGGCTGTTCGAGAATGGCCCAAGAGAAAACCACAGATTCGCAGAGATAGTGAAGGCAATGTGGTCTTTTCAAGGAAAACATCTCTGGAATCATACAAAAGATTCAAGCGTGGAATGTCAGTGGATGCCAATGGAAATTTCATTGTGTTTCTGAAGAACACTGCTCCATACAGTTATGTTATTCGGTATGGTGTAGATTCTGAAAACTGGAGAAGACAAGACATCATCCAACCAACTGGCCGCCGGGTTGCTGATGAAACTTTGATTAAACCACACAGGAAAACTGCAAACAAGGTTGTAAAGGCCTTGGCAAATGATTTGATGAAGAGAGTGTGACCCATGGCAGAACAGAAGAAAAGTATTGAAATCAGTTACAAAGCCAACCTGAATGATTTGTTGGCAAAACTGAAGACCATACCCAATGTAACAGACCAAGAAGCCAAGAAGATGGTTGCAGCTTTAGACAGGCAACTGAAACAGGCTGAAAAGGCAGCAAAGAAATCATCTGAAGCATCAAAGAAGGCAGCCCAACAAGCAGCCCAAGCAGCCAGAAGAGGCGCACACCAGTTTGATGAACTTGGAGACTCTGCAAGGCGTGCTGAAGAAAGATTGGATCGTGTTGCTGAATCCAGTGGAGACATTGACCGTGGTTTCAGTTCGATTGGTCTTGCATTGCGTGGAGTGAATCCGCAGTTGGCTGAAGCTGCTGATGGCATTGCTGATGCTTTTGCAGTCACTGAAGGTCTCACAATGTCTTTTACTGCTCTGAATCCTGTTGTGCTTGCTACAACAGCAATAGTCGGTGGGTTAGCTCTTGGATACATGGCCTATCAGCAGGAGATTGAAAAGGCTAGACAGCTAACATTGGATATGAAAGAAGCGCAAAGGGGATTGAATGATTCATACAAAGAGTTGAGAGCCAACTTTGATGATTCATTGAACAAACTTGGTGAAATACAAGATGAGTATGCTGTTCTAACTGGTCAAATCAGTGAATATGATATGGCTCTGAAGCAGACTGAGCGCAATACCAAAGCCATGTTCAGCAGCAACATTGAACAGCAGCAGAATGTGATTGATGGCCGGAAAGAAGAACTGGATTTGATCAAAAGCATGATGCAAGCAAATTTGGGTTCAGTTGAAAATGCTAGATTGCTATCAGACTCTGAAAAAGAAAGGTTGAACAATCTGCAGCTGCTGACAAAAGGTGTGAACAAAACCATTGACTTGACAAAGCATGATTTGTCTTTGAATAATGAACTTGCAAAAATACGTGATTCATTGACCAATGAGATTGCAAAACAAGAAAAAGGATTGGAAATCATTGTTGGTCATCAAGAACAAGCTGTTGATTTGGCCATGCAGATTCAAGAGCATGAAAATGAAACCAAGATGCACAAAGAATCTCAAGTTGATTCACAAGAGAAGATTGTTGAAAAGCAAGGAGAAGAAGAAAACAACTTGAGAAATCTTATTGAACTAGACATGCAACGGTTTGAAAAACAACAAAATGCATCAAGTGAACTTGCAAAGTTGTCAGAAGACATTCTGTTGAATGATACTGAAATGAAAGAACTTTCATTCAAAAGAGAGATTGAGCGCATTGAAGAACTAGGGAAAACAAGTGGTCAACAAGGTTTGGCAAGAGAGTTGATTGAACAAAAAATCAATGATGTCAGAGAAGCTGGATTCAAAGCAGCAAAGAAGCAAATGAAAGAACTGATTCAAGATACAATCCAGCATGGTGATGAACTGTTCAGTAGTCTTGGACAATTTTCAAGTGCTGCAATGGAACTTGCAAAACAGAATGGAAAGGAGAACAGCAAAACCATGAAAATGCTGTTTAGAATGTCTCAGGTTGCTGCAGTGGGTGAAATCGCAATGGAAGCAGCTAAACAAGTGATGGCTGCAACAGCATTGCCAGTTGGATTCAGAGAAGCCAAGATTGGTCTGGCATTGGGAACAGCAGCTGCACAAACAGGAATAGTGATGGCACAGCAACCACCACAATCATCCATGCATATGGGTGGTATGGCTCCAGATGAAATGGGTGCACGAGTGCTTCAAGGTGAAGCAGTTCTGGACCGTGCAACAGTGCAGCGCATTGGTGGTGAAGAAGGTGTGCAGCAACTTCAAGAAGGCAACATTGGTGACAGCAAAGTGGTTGTGATACAACCATTCAAGCACTTTGGCAGATTCGCAAAAGAAATAGGCTTCAAAGCCCCAATACAAACCGGATTGAGAGCATACTAAAATGGGAACAAATACAACACCAGACAAGATGCGTGGATTCATTCTGCCCACAGTCAACATCACATCAGATAACATTTGGACTGCACAAAGCACATTCAGCCAACAGAACCCCCGTGCAGGAGTTGCAAAGCCGGTTCAATCATTCACTGGATTGACTTTGGCCATGGCCGGTGAACAATCTGAAACCATCACAGTTGAAACCATCGAGGGAGGGACTCCAGGTGAAAAAGCTTCATTCGGTTGGTTTGGTTCAGACTCCATCAAGTTAGGACAAAATAGTAACAATGTTATAACGGATTGGAAGTATTTCAGTTTTGGAAGTGGTACCAGTTTCTTTGATGATTATGGTGCATGCACAACTGATGATGGAACATTGTTTTGGGTCTCTGAACTGGAGATTGGTGGATTGTATACCATTGCAGTACGTAGACAGAAAAGGAATGCAGCACCAGAGTTGTTGCAAACTTTGTTGACTGCCAGCATATCAGGTTCACCAAACACCACAGCAAAACCAGCAATCTGTGAACTGAAAGATGGGAGTCTGTTGGTTTGTTACTTCGATTATACCCAAGTGGACCAAGTCAACCTCTTTGTGTGGAGGTCTCATGATGGTGGAGACAACTGGACCCAAGTCAGCAGAAGGGCCATGGTTGACAATGACATTTTGGTTGGTGCATCCGGTGTTCATATTGATACCACACAACTGATTGTATCTGATGACATAGTGACATTGATGGTTGGCACACGTTCCAAAGTGACTGCACTTGGCAAAAATGCACTGGTTCAGTTTGTCTCCAGAGACAGTGGAACAAGCTTTTTCACACTGGGCAATCATGGTGAAGACCATGCATTCCCTGCTGGATGTGCCTTGCCTGATGGACAGATTGGATTTGCTTATGTATCAGCAACGGACACAATCAGCTTTTTGAAAGTCCCCTTTCCAGGTATCGCAGCAGCAACAGGAACATACACCACAGAAAATGAAGTCAACATCTCAGCAGGTGCCAAGACATTTGCAACCCAAACTGGAACCACATTGCTGGATGGGTCAGTTGCCATTTGGTTTCAGAATGAAAGAATCTTTGTTGCAGCTAGAGACACCAGCAATGACATCTATGGTTTTGTATCGGATGACCTTGGAGAAACTTGGGAGTTCATTGCACAGACAAACACTCCAGGAGTGAACACCGGTTTGATGTATGGCCCAAACTCCAGCACATTGATCAAGAATCTGAAGGCTGTTGTGTGGGAAGGTCGTGCAATGTTGATGTTAACAACCAAGCAATCCATTGCTGGAATGATGTTTGGTGGATGGTCCAATGTGCAGCATCCAGAACTGGTCACACAGCCAGCGCGCAACCAGTATGAAGGATTTGAAGACAACTGGGTGCACAATCAGACACCTGACACGAGTGCAGACTATACAACACTTGGAGCAGGAACAGCAACCATATTGGAAGAAGGATTGCAAATCAGCACCACATCCACACAAATCAGAGAATACACCTATCAAGGAAACATCTTTTTCAGTCAGTTCTACAGATTCAAGATGCGAGTGGAGACCGGTAACACTGTCACTGGTGATCACATATGCTGGAGAATCCAGAACACTGATGGCGCAAACTCCTATTCACTAAAGCTGAGATTTGGAACCAGTCAGTTTGTTGTACGTGATCACACTTCTGCACTGGCCACAATCAATCTGGACTTAACCAAGACACATGAGTTCATGGTTTTTCAAGATAAAACTGATGTGAAGGTGTACCATCGTGAATGGGATGAAAAGCAAGCAAAGAAATGGACTGAAACAGCAGTCACATTGGCAACACAGCCAGCAGGCCTAACAGGAACACTGGAATGGGGTCATGTGACCATCAGTGGAACTGCAATGGAATCATATTGGAGTGAAATGCATGTTTCTGATGGCTCCAGTGGCAAACCAAACACAGAATCACGGGGCGCAGTGTATCCAACTTATGGTTCATTCACATACATTGATGAAGGTTTGTTGTTGTCTGCCAAAGACAGTCCAGCGCGCGCAGAAGACCAGTACACCATCAAACCGCGGTTTGATTTCCCAGTGGAACACATCTTTTATGATGTCTCATTGTCTCCAAGAGTTGTCTGGAGAAGCAAAGATGATTCAGCAGCTGAGCGCATTGCATTTTTCACTGATCCAGTTGTGCAGGCCACTGCAAAATCATTGGGCCTGTCTGATGTGGTGGGTGTGCATCTTTCCAATATCAACTGGAGAACTGCAAAACTCAGGTCATGGAATGGAGCCAGTTGGGATGACCTTGCAACGATTGATTCCAGCAGTGGTCTGGTTGGTGACTTCAAGCGCAGTGGTTCAACGCTGTATTCCAGTACATCATCCAAGGACTTCTATTTGAAATACAATGAATGCAGTGGATGGAGAGCAGAACTGACCAGTGGTGATGATACTCACATTGTACAAATCAAGCAAAACAGTGAAGGTCTTTTCAGTGATGCATCAGACTCAAAACAGACAGTTCTGGTGATTGACACTGCACTGACTGACCCAAGCACACTTCCAACCAGTGGAACACTGAAACTGATGCCAACCAGCATCACATTGGTTGCAGACCTGTTTCAGAATGCTGCTGGTGCTGGTGGAATAGCCTTTGCAATCGAGATTGACAACCAGAGCACACTGGAAGGATACTATCAGATTGGATGCATGGTGTTTGGCAATGTATATTTCATGGCACCACAGTATCAAAGGGGGCGGACAATCAGTTTTGATCCCAATGTTCAGGCATATGAAACCAATGATGGCCAATACTATGCACGCAAGATGTCTGATGGCCGGCGCAGCTTTAGAATCGGATGGACAGAACCAGTGGACACCAGGGACATCATGGCACTGAATCCAGATTATTGGCAATACTCCACACATGCTGATGCAAGACCGGTTGCACATTATGGAGATGCTGTCTTTGGTATGGTTGGAATAGCACAATACATGTCAGAACAGAGACCAATGGTGTATCTGCCATCATTGACCAAGCAGACTGGTGAAGATGCCAGTGAACTATTTAACAGATACCACAATCAAGCACTGGTCAGAATGAGTGGAGCAGTCACAATGGATTCTGTTCTTGGGGATGAAGAAACTGATGAACTGTTCAGATTGTCAACAGTGAATCTTGTGGAGATTGAATAATGATACATCCAGATGATGCATCAGGTGGAGAAATCTGCTTTTTGTTAGATGTTGACTGGCTTGGAATGACATACCGGTTCAGCACTGTTCCCATTGATTTGATTGATGCACAGACCAATCAAACATTCAGATACAATGGTGGTCTTGGTGATCCAAGTGTGGACCAGCAGACAGAGTTTGTTGGATTCAACATTGATGGCAACAGTGTTTCATTGGACTTGACTTGGAATGACATTGATTGGATTGCAGAGTGGAAGCAGGGCCGAAGTTTGGATTTGGCTGCTGCAGAACTGTCCATGATTATTGTCAAAGATGGCAGCACACTGTTCAAGTATGAAGACCGAGTGCAGCTGTTCACGGGAAAAGTCAAAGATCCAATCATTGGGACTCCAACAAAACCAGCAGGCAACATCATATTCAGTATTGAGAACAGCACCAATCTGATTCAAAAGAAACTGCTGGACAACTCATTTGAAATAGATCCATTTGTCTTTCCAGGACTCGACCAACGTGCAGCGACTTTGGGCAAGATTATTGATGTTCCAGTTGGTCAATATGTGCCGTTTGTGTTTGGTCAGGTTGGGAAGTGGCCACTCAGGTCTTCAGGTAGTGCAAGATTTGAAACCATCAGTGAAGCCAAGGTATCTCCAGCATACATCATTGATGCAACTGGTTCCGGTGCAGCCATTGAAATCACTTTGATCATTGCAATGGGTGAAGTGGGTGCAAGTCGCATCAGAATCTTTGATGATGCCGGTGGAAACTTTGTCAACAATGTATCCACAGCATTGAATGCTGATGGCAATCGGTATTCATTCACCACATACAAAGTTGGCCATGTCATTGAAGATAATTCTTTTGTACCTGGACTGGATGAAGACCAGACATTTTGGTGCAGCTGGGGAGAGTTTGGAGAAGGCATCCAAGACCCATTGACCGGACAAAGTTTGTCTGGTGGTGGGAATCTCTCCATATTTTGTCTGGAGCGAAGTGGACTATCATATAATAGAGAAGCATGGATTGGATTGCTGCCAGTTCTGAACCGGTACAAGTTTGCAGGGTTCATGAATGACCCAAGTGTGCTGGTTATGGATTGGTATAAACAGAACATTGTGAAAAATCTTCCAATAGAAGTCTTTCCAGGTGAACTGGGTATTGAACCAAGATTGAATCTCTATTTTACTCAGGATCAAATCAGACCACAGCACCACATTCTGGAATCTGGAATGTTTGAAGTCCAGACAGGTCTGCAGCCTTTGCCAGTTGACCCAATCAACAAAGTGACCATCAAATATTGCTACACAGCCAGACTTGATCACTATCTTGCAAGTATCTGCATAGACCCAGAGCACACTGGGAATCAAGATCCATTTGTGCAACGTGATCCAGTCAGTGATTTGTCATTCAGTCGATTTGGATTACGTGAAGTGGTGATGGAACTTCCATTTGTTTGGGATTTGCATACTGCCTACAGGATAGCCAGAGACAGAATCAGAATAAGTGGATTGGGTGCATTTGGTGTGGAAGTGTTTGCATTCCCCCAGTTTGGATACCTTCAGATTGGAGATGTGATCAGCTTCACCAGCACAAATCTTCAACTGGATGCACACAAATGTCAGATTGTTGGAAAAAGCTGGAGTGGTGGAAAGTGGAGATTTGTACTGCATATGGAAGAAAACACCATGGTCAATGCCAGACAACTTGCATGAATGACACTTGATTGATGTTAAAATGTGCGCATGATAGTATTCATTGACAGACAACATGCAGGCAAGCCAAGCAAGATTGATGACAGAGGTGCATCAGTTGACATCAATGGTGATGGAGACATTGCCAGTGATGAAAAAGAAGCACACTGGACTGGTTATATCAGTTTGATACTGGAACAAAGATTGCTTCAAATGGGACACAAAGTGATTCCAATCAGTGATGGTTCATACGCATCGAGGCATGCAAGGGTCAATGAATATGCCAGCAGATACAATGAACCAATGGTATATCTGGCCATGCATCTCAATGCCGGTGGTGGTCACTATGGGTCATTCTTTTATGATTGCCGCAGCAGCGCAGGAAAAGGACTTGCAGAAGACTTGTGTGATGGTATGCGCTCCACAATCAAGACCATCAGAACATTCAAAGCAATAGAGTGCAAACCGGATGACTGGACAAAAAACGCTTTTTATACAATCAAGGGAGTTGGAAGACCAGTTGCAATATGCTGTGAACCCATCTTCATGGACACTCATATTGATTTGTTGAATGCCTATGGTGCAGCCCAGATTGCTCTTGGAATGGCTCATGGTCTCAACAAATGGGAGCATAAACAATGACAGAACAAATCATGATTCAAGCACTGACCGGACCTGTTGCAGCTTTAGCTTTGTGTTTGCTGGCTATCTATGGAATAGGCAAATGGGTTGCAACTCACCTTCCAAAGTGGGTTGATAGACATCTCAAGCAGATTGACAACATTGTGGAGTCACACCACCAAGATAGAGAAGTATACAAAGAAGGCTTGACCACTCTGACAACCAGTTTGAAAGATTTGCGCGGTGAAGTTGATGTGATCAAAGATGATGTCAAAGAAATCAAGCATGCAATCAAATAGGTGAATCAATGATTTTGATGATGTGGTCATTCAAGTCATAATCATAGAAACAAATCTTTTTGAATATGGTGTGATCATTCTTATTCTGCACCATGAATCTTGGAAAGCATTCAAAATACTGGTCAACAACTGTCAGCAGCTGCACAGTTGGAATCATTGCAATGTATGACTTTCCATGAAAGAAGAATCCTTCAATGGTCCAATCAGACAACAGGCCACCTGAGTGAAATGCATCCAATCTTCTGTCCAACTCCAGTTTCCTGAATGGGTCACTGGTCCTTTTCCATCTCAGTGCAAAGTGTTGTCTCGGCATCCCCTTCCAAACTCTGGCTGCAATGGTGGTGGTGTCAGCTCCATTTGTGATCACATAATCAATGCCATGTTCATAATCCAATGGTTCACCATTGCACGAGTGCCAGACACCTGGAAACCGAGTCTGCACCAATGGCAAGATCCACTTTTCAAAGTTCTGTTCACCATAGGTCATCCGGTCTTTTCGATTCATTACATTCATGGCCACAGTATAACATCAAATATATTCATTTTACTGTGCACGTACGTGCACAAATGGTGTATATATATAAACATCAATCAATCATGATTGAGATGTTCAAAGAGGTACAAAAATGAACAAGCACACCAAAGACACAATCATTGGTCACATCATCGTGACTGGTGCATTTCTTATGATTCCAACGACATTTGCAATCCTTTGCTGGATTATGGGGGTATAAATGACAGAACAAATGAAACAAGCATTATTAGAAATGATGAAGGCAACTCCAGCAGACTCATTGAAAAATGATTTGGATACGGTCAGACAAGTTCTGTACACTCTTTTAATACCTGTCATCAATGAGATCAAAGCATATGACAACAGTGATGAAGAGAATGAAGCAAAGATTGAATCATTGTTCCAGAAGAAAGACATGATTGAACAAAGCATTGGTGTTCTGAATGGAATCATTGTGACACTGAAAAAGGAACAAAACCAATGACCACACAAATCATTTACATATTGATTGTGGTTCTGAATCCATTCTGTGATGCAGAATCCAAAGTATTTCACTCTTTCAATGCTGCAGTGCATCATGCGCTTCAGCTTTTTGACCTGTCTGAACTGTCATGGCCACAGTTCCAAGATTGGTTGATTGAAAACAGACCATTCACACAAGTACAAATCCAACAGTTTTACATGGAGTTATGATGAACAAGATTTTGATAGAAACAGAAGTTGAACTTGCAGAAGGGTACTTTGAACAAAGAATTTTTCTTCTCAATAACAAACAACCTGTATTTTGTGGAAAGATTTACAAAGAAAATCACATTTTAACAGGTCAGTTTGTTGAATACGTTGTTGAACTTGATTCAGATTTTACATTTGATGATGAACCAGCAAAAAGACTTTTTCCAGCATATGGGTTGTGTAGTTTCAAAAATGAACAAGATGCAAAAGAGGCCATGATTGAATGGATTATTTGGATGCATAGTGATGGGGTGAAGATATGAACACACGAGAGACAATACAGAAATACATGAAAGACCTTGACTGGAGTGTCATGGACTTGGCACGCAAAACATTGATTCACTTCAGAACACTTGAAATGTTCTTTGCAGGTGAACACAATCTGACCCAACATCAAGTCATGAACATCATCAACAAAATCACGCTGCAGTATCCCCAGGAGCAGCACTGGAACATTTACCATGAAATCATTGTGCAACCAGAAATGAGAGGAAAGAACAAATGAGAAATATAAGAGAATACATCAAAGAGCATGGAAGAGTGGCAGCGCGCCTGAAGTTTGGTGACAGGATTGATGATATCCCAATCAGAATTGCAGGTGTTCAGGTTGGTATGTTGTCACGTTATCATCATGACCAATATGGTTGCTGGGTATGGCAAGCAACAGTGGAATACAATCATCAAGAATACATCTTCATTGACTTTGAGAACCAGCAGAACTGTTTGGATTGGGCCAAGAGAAAAGTGGAAGCACTCATGAATCCAATGTTTGGCATGATGCTGCGGCAAGAGATTGCATCCAGTCCCTTGACAGTGGAACAGATTGCCACAGTTGCAAACTGCTCCAGATATGTGATTTTCAAGTGGATGCGCAGTGAATCATGGCCACCAATCCACACAGCAAAACGCATTGCAGCTGCAATCTCACCAATGGGATATGCTCCAATGTTTGATGTCTGGTGCCAACAGATTGAACTGGAGCAGTGATGAACTGGAAACTACATAGCCAAGGAACATTCCACGCAGATCCAGTTGCATTGGGCCGGCCTAGAATGTCAAGATGGGGTGCATATACTCCAAAGAAGTCTATTGAATACCAAAGAGAGATGCTGCAGGGTATTGAGATTGAGCATGAACCAATCACAGGACCAATCAAAGTCAGCATGTCATTCTGCCACAAGAGACCTAACAGATTGAACCGGAAAAAGGACACTGTTGCAAGAATCCCAAAGGTCACCAAACCAGACATTGACAATATGATCAAGATGGTTCTGGATGTGCTGACTAAAGCTGGCGCGTGGAATGATGACAATCAAGTTGTTTGTGTCACTGCAGAAGACTGGTATTGCAGTAAATCAGAGGAACCACACACCCAATGGAGGATATACACATTATGAACACAAGAACAACCTGGACACTGAGCACTTTCACCAGTTTAACTGATACCAGAGCAACCCAACACCAGATGACATTTGCACAACTGTGCAAGGGATTCACAACCCAGAATGGAGACATGCTGATCAAGGAGAAGAAGTCTTTGTCTCTGTGGAGTCCAACCACCTTCACAAACAACAGAAGAAGTGGAGCAACAGCAGACAAAGTGCATTTCTTGGTGTATGACATTGATGATGGATTCACACCCTTTGACACTTGGAGACTGTTTCATGAATACAATGTGATTGCGCACACCAGCTTCAGCCATAAACCAAACCACCACAAATACAGAATCATCTTGCCTTTGTTGCATCCAGTGCCAGCACATGATTGGAATCGTGCCAGTGTTGCTGCCAAAGGTCTTTGGGATGTGATTGTTGGAGCAGGAGAGCCAGACCCAAGTGCACTGAATGACAGAGCCAGAGCATATTTCAGATATGGTGTACCGGTTCCACCTTCTCCAGAAATGACTTCACAACATCCACTTTTTCCACCAAACTATCATCAGACAGCATGGAATGTTGGCCGGCCTTTCAATCTGGAGTATGAAAACATTGTTATCAAGCATCCAGTGAAGAAGAAGTATGTGCCAAAGGTGTACAACAATGGCAAAGCATCCATCTCTGAAGTGATGATGGATCCAAGCTTTAGACTTGCATTTGCGCACAAGACCGCTGCAACCATTCAAGGCAATGAAGCAAGGTATATTCAGTGTCCACAATGTGGAAGAAATAGTGTACACTTCAGTCTTGACCCATCCATCCCAACTTCATACAAGTGGCCAACCTGCAACCATGCAAACTCATGTGGTTGGTATGGCAGATTTGAACAACTGATATGATACCGACCAGTAACAAAACAACCAACCAACCACCACCAAATCACCTTCTGAACCCTATCGGGAACACACACCAACCACGAGACATAAAATGACACTTGAACACATGACACAGAAACAAAAGACAGCACTACTGATTGAACTGGCACAAGAAGCAACTGGGCTTGTTGTAGAGGACAAAGGCAACCCACCTGAAGCAGACATTGACACTTGGGACATGCTGCGCAAATCAACAAAAAGAGGAACAAACATCATGATACCTGTCAACTGTAGATGGAACACGGCCAGCATTTTGAGAAGTGATCCACGGTATTCATCACTTTGCTACAATGAACACAGTGATCAAATCTTGCTTGATGGTGAGATGGTCAGTGATGTAACCTTGGAGCGCATTGCATTGAACTTCGAGGAGCACTACAGATACAAAGTGACAGATAAAGCATTGCGTGCTTCAGTCATCATGGTTGCCCAAGAGAGAACCATTGAACCAATCAAAGACTGGCTGCAGAATCTGGAAGAGTGGGATGGAGAGTACAGAATCAATGTATTCTTTGAAGACATCTTGAATGCCAAGACACCTGATGGAACTGAAGCACTGGTATCAGAGATGTCTTGCAAATGGTTCATCAGTTGTGTGGCCAGAGTGATGCAACCAGGATGCAAGATGGACACATGCATGGTTCTGGTTGGTCCAAAGGGAATGCGCAAATCAACTGCACTGAAACTGTTGGCCGGTGAAGAATGGTTCAGTGATTCCAATATCAACATCTCACACAAAGACAGTTATGAACTGTTGCATCAATCTGGTGTTTGGATTTGGGAGTTGGCAGAAATGCATGCACTCCAGGGAAAGACAGCTGCGAATGCAAAACAGTTTCTAACTTCAGCCAGTGACAGATACAGACCAGCTTATGCCAAGATGCCAGTTCAGAGACAGAGAAGAACAGTGTTCACAGCATCGACAAATGATTATCAGTTTCTGTCTGATGGTCCAGAGCGCAGGTTTTGGATTGTGGAGATCACAGACAAGATTGATACTGAATACATTGTGAACAATAGAAATCAGTTATGGGCTGAAGCATTGCATTGGTACAACCAAGGAGAACTTTGGTGGTTGACTGAAGACAGTGAAGACAGGTTGATGGACTACCAACAAGCCTTCATCATTGATGACCCTTGGACAGTCAAAGTTTTGGATTGTATCAGTCACAACAATGGATTTGCAACCACCACACAAATCATGGACCATCTCAATCTGTCTGCAGCGAATCAGCACCAAGGATTCACAAAACGCATTGCACAGATATGCAGAGATTGTGGATATGAGCAATTCTATTCCAGCAAGAACAAATGCAGAATGTGGAGAGCCAAACAGGTTTGAACCAGTTATATTGTGAATGAACTGGAGCAATCAGTTTGTTTAGAAAGTTTAGATGGTTGTTTGGGGTAGCTTGCTTGGTTGGTGGGCTACCCTTTTCCATTTTAGAAATCAAAAGCAATTCACAATGAAATGTGAATCCAACCATTTTGATCTCTGAATCAACTAAATTACTATTTTTATGTGAATCAATACACCAGATTGCAGTGAAAATACACCAAAATACACCACCAAAATATAACCATACAACTGGTTGAACCTAGTCAATGACCATATTTCACTGCATTTCCGAGGGTCACTGTCCTAGTTCATATAATATATATGTGATTACTCAAAAAGTTTTGATTGATTTTAACCTATTATATATATATAAGACCCTAGAGAACCGATAGTAACGAATCAAAATGTAAATACAGGTACCTGTATTGTGGTGTATTTACGTGTATTTACGTGTATTTCTTGGCATTTGTGGTGTATTGGTCACTTTGATTCCAGTTCTTTGATGGCACGCTTGACCCATCTTTGACCATCTCGACCACCCCACAAAGCAAATGCAATGGCTGCTTTGGATGTTTTGTCCTGTCTTGCCTTCGCTTCAGCTTTAGATTCACCATGCCTTGCAAACCATGCATCCATCAGTTTCAGTTGTTCCAAGTCAACTGAACCACTGGCCAATCTTCGTGCAGTTCGCATTCCGGTTCCTGGAACTCGTTTGTTATTTTGGTCTTTGTATGATGCTCTTTTTGAGATGGGCAGTGACAGATTGTATTCAATGGCTCTGTTTGCAATCAGTTGGATTCTTTTTGGCACTGTGATTGTTGGCATGATTGTTGTCCTGATATGAATAGTTAAACTTGATTTTATGTGTTACTCTTCACATATGAGTATAACTGAAAGTAACATATCTGAACTGGTTAGAATGTTGTTAAGGGGCATCAAGTCACCTGTGCCAATAGATCCCATTGCTGCTGCTGATGCATTTCAAATCAAGATTGACAAACATGGTGCAGACTATCCACACTATAATGGGTGTGGATACTTGTACATGAATGGTGATGATGTCATGTTGGTTCACTTCACTGGTGATGGTGTTGAGTTTGATGACCATGCAGAACATCCAATGACACTTGACTTCATCCGGATTGCTTTGGATGTGCTTCAGGAACAGCAGCTGCAGTTGGAAACATGTCAGAGTGATGAAGACTCTGAGGATGATTGGGAGTGGATTTGATATGGCAAAAAGAACAGAAATAGAGAACTATGCAATATCAAGAAAGATTGTCCGGTTGATGCGTGAAGGTTTTCCACAAGATCAGGCCACTGCAATAGCCTTCAGAATGTTCAAAGATGGAGAGTTGCCAATACCAAGACAACCCAAACAGAAAAGGCAGACCAGAAGACAAAGAATGAATGATTACATGAAACGCATGAAACGCAGGAGAAAATGACATGTATTATATGAAGCCAAAGAAGAAGAAGACTGGAACCAAACCCAAAAGAAGAACAAACAGAAGAAGAAGAAAGTGAAACCAATATATCTGGAACCAAGAACAAAGTGGAGCAGTGCATTGATTGACAGTGTAAATGTTGTATATTCCTTCACAATCATCATGGACATATTGATTGCAGAGATGGGATATACACAAGCATTTGAATATTTTTGCAAGAATATACAACCACTTGAAGACTATGGATTGCAGATTCTTGATGATGAGGTGAAATGATGGCTGCCAAAGTCCCAAAGAAATACACCAAAGGTCTTGGAGAATCAACCAAGGACCGAAGGCGCGCAGAGATCCGAAAAAGATTGAAGGGCAAAGAATCATTCAAGCCCCTTCCAGGAGATGCAAAGGCCAAGACCAAACCAAGCAAATACACCAAGCGGATTGCTGAAACTGGATTGCGTGAAACCATCCAAGAAGAAACAACCAAAGGAACTGGAAGCACCAGAGACAGATTCATCAAAGCAGTGGCCAGAGTGACAGAGATTCCAAGACCAATCATTCAAGAAGTATATGAAAAAGGTTTGGCAGCTTGGGCAGTTGGACACACCCCTGGAGCAACACAAGATCAATGGGCACGCGCTAGAATATATTCATTTCTTGCCAAAGGTCGCACAGTGGAGACAGCAGACAAACAGTTGTTTGAAGATGCACGAAAAGCATTGAATAAGAAGGGTCGCAGATTTAGATTCACCTGAACCCAACACGAGGCACACACAATGGAAACAACTAAGCGCATACAATGATGGCAGCAGCAGTCCAACACGGCGCACAGGCACGCACAGCCAGCCCACCCATGGCCATGTGTACCGGTGGCCCCCCACCCGCACTGCCACCAC